GCCCGACGGCGGCCGCCGTCGGGCTGGGCGCTCTCGGTCTCGCCGCAGTCCCGGCCATCAAGGACATTGCCGGTGCCCTGCAGGCGCAGAAGGCCGCCCAGGACGCCGCGACGACGTCGACGAACACGGGTGTCAACGCTGCCGCACGGGCCCAGCAGCAGGCCCTGCGGCAGGAAGGGGCCGCCCAGGCTGTCACGGCCGCCACGGAGTCGCTGGCGAACGCTCGCAGGAACCTGGCATCTACCGAGCGGGACGTGGCTCGCCGCATCGTCGACGCCCAGGCCGAAGTGGCCCGGGCCCGCGAGCAGGCCGCTCTCGTCGCCGAGCAGACGGCACTGCGGTCGGAAGACGCGGCCCGCCGCGTGGCGGACGCCGAGCGGGCTCTGCGGGGCGCTCAGCAGGATGTCCTGCGTGTGCAGGAGGACCTGACGCGCGCCCGGAAGGATGCCGCGGACCAGCTGCGGGACCTCAACGAGCGACTGTCGGATGCCGGCCTTGACGAGCGGGCTGCTGTCCTGCGCGTACAGGAGGCTGAAGCTGAGCTGACCCGGGTACGGAAGCTGGGTGCGAAGGCGACGCAGCTGGACCGTGACCGAGCGCAGCTCGGCTACGACCAGGCTGTCGAGGCGCTGGAGGACCAGCAGACGGAGCAGGCCCGGCTGAAGACGGAGGTCGAGGAGGCGAACCGGGCTGGCGTCGAAGGCTCCGAGACCGTCCGCGCGGCGCAGGAGCGACTGCAGGATGCGCAGCAGAAGGTTGTCGACCGCACCACCGATGTAAGCGACGCCCAGGCGGAGCAGGCGCAGGTGGCGGAGCAGAACGCCCGCGACATCGTCGAGGCGCAGCAGCGGGTCGCGGATGCTGTTGAGGGGGTCTCTGAGGCGCAGGTCCAGGGCGCGGAGGCGGTCGCCTCAGCGCAGCGGCAGGTGGCGTCCGCGCAGCGGCAGGTCGCCTCGGCGCAGCGGCAGGTGGCGTCCGCGTACATCGAGACGGCGCCGGCTGTGTCTGCGGCCGCGACCGCCCAGCAGAAGTACCAGGCCGCACTGGCCAAGCTCACCCCGTCCGCGCGGCAGACCATGCTCGCCTTCGAGGATCTCCGCACGGCGTTCGGGCAGTGGTCCCGGTCGCTCCAGCCTGCGATCATGCCGATCTTCACGCGCGCGCTTGAGGGGCTGAAGAACTCGCTGCCGGGGCTGACGCCGATCGTGCTGGCGGCTGCCGATGCGGTCTCTGGTCTGCAGGACCGGGTGTCGGCGGGGTTCAAGTCTCCGTGGTGGAAGGAGTTCAAGGAGGACTTCACCGCTTCGGTGGGCCCCGCCATCGAGGGCTTCGGCGTCTCGTTCGGCCGCATCTTCAAGGGCATGGCCGGCGTGATCCAGGCTTTCCTGCCGCACATGGACTCCATCAGTCAGCGGATGCAGGACATCACGGGCCGGTTCGCCGAGTGGGGCACCAGCCTGAAGGGCTCACCCGCTTTCGAGGGATTCCTGTCCTACTCGTCACGGATGCTGCCGATCGTGGCCGACACGCTGGGCGAAGTACTCCTTGCCCTTTTCGCAGTCGGTGACGCCATGGCCCCGATCTCCGAGCAGGTTCTCGAAGCAATCGGCCTGCTGGCGAACGGGGTTCAGTGGGTTGCGGACAACGCTCCGTGGGTGATCCAGGGGATTTACGGGATCGTCGTCGCGATGGGTGCCTGGCGGCTGATGATGCTTGCCTGGCGCGGGGCGACGCTGCTCGCGGCTGCGGCGATGGCCGCGTTCACCCTGGTCTCGATGGCCGGCCCGTGGGGATGGATCGCTCTCGCTATTGGCGCTGTGATCACTGCGGTCTGGTACCTGTACACGCGGTTCGAGTGGTTCCGTGACGCTGTTCAGGTTGTCTGGACGGCGATCTCGGACGGGGCCCGGTGGCTGTGGGAGCAGGGCCTCAAGCCCGCTTTCGACGGCATCGTGCTCGCGTTCCAGACCGTCGGCCAGTGGGCGGTGTGGCTGTGGGAGACGATCCTGTGGCCGGTGTTCTCGGCGATCATTGAGGGCGCACAGACGCTGATCACGGCCATTCTCACGATCCTCGTCGTACCGTTCGTTCTCGCCTATCAGGTGATTGCCGCAGCGGCGATGTGGCTGTGGGAGGAAGTCCTCTCGCCGGTGTTCGGCTGGATCGCCGACAAGGCGCTCTGGCTGTGGAACGTCATCCTGAAGCCGACGTGGGACGCTATCAAGTCGGGATTCAAGGCCCTTGGCGACCTCGTCATGTGGGTGTGGAAGAACGTCCTGAAGCCGGTCTTCGACTGGATTGCCGAGAAGGTCCGCTGGCTGTGGACGACAATCCTCAAGCCGACGTGGGATGCCATCAAGGCCGGTTTCAAGGCGGTCGGCGACACCACCATGTGGGTGTGGAAGAACGTGTTGTCGCCGGTCTTCGGCTGGATCGGCGACAAGGCCCGGTGGCTGTGGACGAAGGCCCTGAAGCCGGCCTTCGATGCGATGAAGGAGGGCATCAAGCAGGTCGGGGCTTCCTTCGAGTCCGCGAAGGACTTCATCGGCAAGGCGTGGGGAAAGATCTCCGACCTCGCGAAGAAGCCCGTGGCCTTCGTCATCGACAAGATCTACAACGGGGCGATCGTCCCGACGTGGAACCTGATCGCCGGCGCCTTCGGGGCCAACAAGCTCACCAGGATGAACGTCGAGGGCTGGAAAACTGGTGGCGTTCTGCCTGGCTATACGCCGGGGAAGGACGTGCACAAGTTCTTCAGCCCCACCGGTGGCGGCCTGGAGCTGTCCGGCGGCGAGGCCATCATGCGGCCCGAGTTCACCCGCGCGGTGGGCGGCGGCTTCGTTAACTACTTCAACCGCGTGGCCCGTACCCGCGGGTCCAACGGAGTGAAGGAGGCATTGGCGCCGCTCCTCGGCGGCAACCCGGACATGCCCACGCAGCGCTACGCGGATGGCGGCATCTTCAGCTGGATCGGCAACACGGTCGCGGGAGTAGGTAGCGCGGCGTGGAACAAGGCCAAGGCCGCCGGGGACTGGATCTCCGACAGTCTGGGCAAGAGCGCCCGCGCGGGGCTCGACCGTGTAGTGAACCCGCTTCTGGACATGTTCCCGGGCGCGGACACCGGCTTCGGCCGCATGGTTAAGGGGATCCCCCGCAAGATCCTGGATTCGATCTTCGACTTCTCCGACGAGGCCGACCGGCGGGGCGCCAGCACGATCGGCGGCCCTCGGGTCCAGGCGGCGCTGCGCTGGGCCAAGACCCAGGCCGGGCTGCCCTACCAGTGGGGCGGCAACGGCAACCCGTCGTGGGACTGCAGCGGGTTCATGTCGGCCATCGAGTCCGTCCTGCGCGGCCAGAAGCCGCACCGGCGTTGGGCGACGATGGCGTTCAACGGGAAGACCGCGCCACCTGGGTGGGTCCTCGGCGGTAAGTCGCCGTTCACGATCGGCATCACGAATGCCGGCGTGGGCCACACCGCGGGCACCCTCGCCGGGGTGAATGTCGAAAGCCGCGGCGGCGACGGTGTCGTCGTCGGCTCCAAGGCCCGCGGCGCGAACTCCATGCTGTTCACCGACACGTATGGGTTCATGCCGGCCGCCTCATACGACTCGGGCGGCTACCTGCAGCCGGGCATGAATCTCGCCTACAACGGCACCGGACGGCCAGAACCGGTCCTCACCCGAGGCCAGTTCGCCGCGCTCTCCAGGGACACCTCCGACGCCGGCCTGAGTGACCTGTCTCTGAACGTACTCATCGACGGAGAGCCTGTGCGGGCCATCGCCCGGGCGGAGATCCGGACCGCCACCGGCGAACTGATCCAGGTACTCAACGCGGGAGGTGGCTGATGGCGATCCCCGGGAACTTCCTGTCGGAGGGCACGTCGACGGTTGAGCCGAACGTGTCCGGCTGGACGTGGGTCACGCCGATCTGTGCGGTGGAGCGCGGCACCGGAGGCACCGTCACGGACGGCTGCCTCCGGACGCGGTCGGTGGCCGCCGGGGAGCTGATCTGCCGC